CTAGGGTGTCTTCTAAATTACTGGAACTTATGTTACTGAAGGACAAGAGGGCTTTAACTGCCTTCTCTGCCGGAGCTACATCTGCTAACGTACCCCCCGCTAATGCCTCTGCAAACCCCAGAACCTGCTCAGTAGATAACTCTGCTGCTTTGCCTGAACGGATCAACTGTTGCTCTATGCCGAAGATGGACTTCTCGAACTCGTTGCTCTCGGAGATTGCTTTCCTTGATACAGCAACAAACGCAGCAGCCCCTATAACCATTGCGGCTAGAGCTACTGTGTTACCTTGTACGATTGCTTTTAGTGCTGATAGACGGGAGGCTACACCAGATAGTGGGCCTTCTAGGACTTGGACGGATTTAGAGAGGTTATCTATACCCCCCTTCATCCCTTTTACATCTTTCTGTGTCTTCTTGGTAGTAGCTCCGAGCTTCTTAACCTTAGCGGTAGCAGAAGGGAGAGTTTGTGTCCCGTCAACCTGAATCTTAACTAATAATGTACCTAAATCCAGTTTCTCAGCCATTTTACTCTCCTATCTCCGTTGGGTTTTTGCTTTACTTCTAGCTTCCTGCTTTTTTCTCTCCTTCTCTTTTATTGAGAAGAAGGCCAACCACCCATCGAATTCCTCACAAGACATCTCCTGCACCTCACTTACTGTCTTATGCAGGGTTTCAGCGACAATGTAGAGGTTCATCCTCTGATTATCACATTTGAGGTCTAGTTCTTTTTTTCTTGTGAGATGTTTAAGTTCAATAACTCAGGGGCGTGAGCCATAACAACATCTAAAAACCCACCAGATTCCATGCTCTTGAAGGCTTCGTAATCTGTATCTTCAAAGATTACACCACCGGCTTCTGGATCGTGGATACATTTAATAGCAAACCAGATATACAACTCTATGGGGTCTAATTCACCGCCCTTCTGGGCTCTCTTTAGAATATCCTGTCTAACACCAACATTAGGCTGTCTTAACTCGAACTTATCCCCTTCATATTCCACTTCAATTGATTTAGCTTCAGTAGCTGTAAGGGCTTTAGATCTTAAGTTAGATGCGCTCATTTTATTGTCTCTCTGTTATTAAAGGAGAGGGGGCGGCCAGGAACTCCCAACCCAAACCCCCAATTTAGGACTTTAAGTACCCGTTATGGGACTGCTACTAACGCTCCGTCGCCATTGAAACCAACAGAGAATTCATTCATCCCGTTGATATCACTTGACATAGAGACTTCAGTTACAACTGCTGTACCCGAATTGCCGTTAGTACCGTCGTGTAGATACTGGACATCAATATCAATCTGACCTTCCCAAGCATCTAGGGTTTTAACAATACCGTCTGCTAAGGTAGTATCCGACTCATGGTTCCAACCGAAAGGTACGATATCTGATTCTGGGACAGATAGTGCGAAACTCACACTCTCTAACTCATTGTCACCAACTGTACCGCTCTGGCCTGTACTGATCTGTCTGAAGAAACCCCTAGCAACTGACTTACCATTACCATCTGGGTTAATTTCAATAACAATCTCATCACGAGCACTAAGAGCTGTCTGCCATGCTTCAGAAGAATCAAAGATGTTTGATAACTCCAAAGAAACAGTTCGTAAACCCGCTGAGAAGGTCTTGAACCCACCGTTGGTCTGTACTGTCTGGTAGTCTGAAGTATCTAAGGCATTAGCATTTTGTGTTAGGCTGAAAGATTGGGCTTTACCAAATACTGCCATAGGCATGTAAGTGATGTCTGCTGTCACAGGGCCTGTTACTGTGTAACTTGATACGAATGTCACTGTACCGAATAGGTAATCAATACTCTCGATATCAACTGCTCCTACAGTCACAGCGTTATCTTTGATTACTGGAGTTACAGAACGATCCCATACTTCCTTAGCGAAGGTATCAATCTTGTAAGTCTTACCACTTACTAAACTCATGGCTTCACCAGTAACTGCTGCGGGGGTGCCAGCTTTCTTTAGGTCAGCAACGTAGCCTGCAAAACCCTTGTAGTAAGCGTTACCGCTCGCGCTCCAAGTGATTAAGCCCGTAATGTTAGAACTGAAGGTTTGGCCTAGAATCGTATCATCTACGCTATCACCATCGGAATTTAAGTCAGCATCTGAACCTGGGATCGTATACCAAGTTGTTCCACTGTCGTCTGATACTTGTAGTACCTTACTCATGGTCTATCTCCTTAAAAAGTAGTTCGAGTCCCGTTGGGGTCGTTTTCTACAACTAGTCTGAAGTTCAATGAAAACATTGGTCTTTCGGATTGGTCGTGCTTCAAAAAGGTTATATCCCCCAACATGTTGAAGAAAACATAACTTTTAGAATTGATTGTGGTAGGGGAGCAACCCAATAGGGCATTCTTTACATCAAGAGCTAACGTGTATGTTGCCTCGTAGTCTCTCTCATCTCCTCGCACCATTACTTGAACTGTAGGCTCATCCCTTAGCCACTTAGGGTTAGGGCTCAACCCACCTGTATCGTAAACTGTCATATTCTGCGAAATATCAGGAGGCATCTTACCTACAAAAATATCAGTACCTACTGTACCAACACCTTGAGTTTGTAAGAAATCTGCTATGTCCTTTGCTGGTGAAGTTGCCATTATCTACGCCACCTCTTCATAATTCTTTCTTTTAACATCTGGGCTAAACTGTTGGCCTTATCTAGGACTGGTCTTTGTAGGAACTTGTTAGTTGTCCCGTCTGTAGTCCAGTTAACAGGTTCCTGCAATTCGTGAACCTCTACGGCGTAAGGTGCTGAATTGTCAGCGTTATACCCTATCTCGGCTGTAGTTACTAATCTCTCATCTGAGGTTTCGACATACTGGGATAACCTCAAAGCTTCTGTATCTAGTGGTGTTACTTCTAAGGCATCTGCTGCTAACTCATGTGCAGTCTCATCTACAGCTCCCGCAGCGAAGCTCACTACTTTAGCTAAAGCCCTCTCTAACTCAATAGAAAGATCCTCTGGCTTAATGACCTTACTCATCGTAGCATAACCGCTTGTACTTCATGGACACCGTCTACATCGGGTATCAACTGTCGTGCTAGAACCTGTCGTGCTGCTTCTGGGGGTGTTGCTGCTACTGATGTACCTAAGAACAAGAAGTCCTCCTCAGATAAAGTCTCATCTATCCACACCCTAGCTGAACTGGCTACTTCTCTTCCACTAGCATCTCTTACTAAAAATGTTCTTTGTTCCCATCGGGCTTTAGTAGTAACTGGAGTGCCGAAACCCTGGTTACCATAAGCATCTCTGCCTGTGGCTGTCCAGTACGTCACTACTTGATGGTAGTTATCAGTGTTGAATCCCATTACCCTCTCACTATTCTACGAGAAGAGGTTTTGAGAACCCCCAACTCTGTTAGTAAGCTGTAAGCATAAGGGTAGGTAACTGAAACCCTAGATCCACCTTTCTTGAAAGTAGTCTCTGAATCCCCTATCTTCTTCTTCTCTACGTCATTATTAGTAGTTACTAACGTTAGTGTTCCCTTGACGTGCTCAAGGGCTAACTCTGAGGTAGCTGCGAGTAATTCTGAGGGCATAGTAGAACCCCCTCTGCAACGTCCTTCTGAATCATTATATGCAACTCTAGGCCATCCTAATGTCTGGTCTAAGTCCACTAATGAACTATTCCATCTGTACTTGGAGTCTAAATAAGAAGTAGCGTATCTCAACGCAACCTCTTTAGCGTCTGTTGTGGCCGCTGTCCACTCTGCGGGGGTTCCATGTAAGACCCAATAGGCATCCGCTCCCGCTACGTCTTCATAGACATCTGCATTAGCTATTACTGTTCCATCTTCCTTTGTTACAGCCATTACCAGCTAACCTCCATTCTGCCATCCATGCCCTGTCTTGCTCCCGCTGGGAATAGATGTGATAATTTCTCTAAATCGCCCCTGTCATAATGTAAGTCCGAGGGTAATTCGTTTGTTTTCTTCCGTAAAAACACTGATATGTTGTAACCATAAGCCTTGACTTTAGCACCAGAGCAGTCAAACCCTGCCATTACTAGGTGGTAAATAACCATCTGAGGTATCCACAAAGAGACATGACCACCCACGAGTCTATCCTTTCTTGGGGGGACAGTAATGGCTAATATGCCATCTTCTTTTAGATCTCTGTGGATCTTTTTTAGGAATTGGTTGGGGTTTAATTGATGTTCTAGGACGTGAGAGCACCATATTGACCCGTATTGTTCCTTGGGCTGGTACTCCATATAATCTTTGTTTATGTCAGCATCATGTACGAAGTCTAATGTAACGACCTCTTTTCCCTTTTGTCTCAGGTAGTTAGCGTGATGCTGTTCTGAACCTGAACCCAAGTCGAGTATGATCCCTGTATCTTGTAAAGAAAGATGATACAGGAGTTCATGGGAAGGTACGTTCTGATTGTCTGGTAGGTTTAGTACGCTGTGGATATCTTGAAAAGCCAACATAATCTCCCCTAAGTCATATAGGTGCTACCCTATCATACCCTAGAGGATGTTGTCAAGCTATATTTTTATTATTTTATGTTTGTCAAGCTTTTTCTTATTTTTATTTTGATTCCTGTTCCGAATTAGGAATCACTCCTCTCAGTCTTCCTTGAGATTGTCAAGCATTATTTTAGCTTCTTTCTTGTTCTTAGGTGCCACTCCAGTCCTGCCCTTTAACCACTTCTTCAAAGCAAAGAAGTTCTTAGGGGGTTCATCACTGATCGGCTCTGTAATCCCTGCCTTAGTGTGGTCACAGTCTCCAACAAATGCATCTTTCAGGTCTTCCTGCCGTTCTCTGAACTCTTGCGCGTCTGCTACAGTTAGTCCAAATTCTTTCACTATGATACTCTCAGGATCTATAGCTACTGTTCTTGTGTATAGAGGATCTGGTTGGTACTCAGGAAACACTGTATCTCCATCCAGTACCTTCTTTAGGAACTCAAATGCTCCC